TATTTCTTAGGCATCTCATAGATAGACTGCCATGTAGAAATAATCAAATCTGTTTCTGGAATCTTACTTTCGCCACCATAAATTTTTTGGCAGTGTTTACTTACATCCCAACCATTCTTAGATGAATAGTTTTCAAAGTCACTATACATCTGAGTGACTAGATTAATCGTTGGGACAATTAACAATCCGCGCTTCTTACCTGTGTTCAACAGGTGGCGAATCATCATGTAGATTATAAGCGACTTGCCACTCGCGGTCGGTGATACGAGTACAGTTCTTTTTTTTGTAAGTCCGACGCTAGACGCAAGATACTGATAATCTCTTGGCTCCATCGAAAGCGAGAGAGCAGTTGCAAGGTTCTTCGTGTCGATCGGAAAGACTTCCTTTTCTTCGTCGAATTCATATGAATAATTCCTCTGCTTACAGAACTCTCGAATATAGCGTTCGAGACCTGCATAAATTTGTTTGGTACGGAGATTCAACAGCCTAATTTTGCCGTCCCAATATTTATTGCGGAATGCTGGTGAAAATTGATATCCTGGAGTCGAGAATGTAAAAAATTCTGACATCTCTTGAAGAATACCATCTTCTGCGTTTACTTGCACATAGATGTTATTGAGTTTTTCAACCTTCACATCACACATCAACGAGCACCCTGAATGAACTTCTCCCAGTCCATATATGCGCGCAACTGATAAGTTCTAGCATTTAGTTCTTTCATAACGTTTTCACAAAACTTGGCTGTTTCTTCATGATAAGATTGCTTGCGTTTGAGTTTGTTTAGATCATCATCTGCGTCAATATATACAGCGATATCTGACTTCAGAGTAAACCGAAACGGTTCCCAACCCAACGAATCAAGTTGTTCTTGGTCCATTTTGCCTGTGTAATATTCCCACTTGAGTTTTTTGATTCGATTGAACTCAAGAGCACATTTGCGTGCTGACAGATTGTGCAATGACAAGTATTTGTTATACTTGTTGTGTAGCAACGGAATACGAATGATCTCTTTGCCTGGCTCGGTTGAATCAACTTCACTGTCTCTTTCCCATTGTTTGATAATTTCATCTAATGGAGGAGTTTCCATAAACAATCTCGCATAAAAAAGATAGTTTATTATATAAAAATGCTAGATAAAAAGCAACTATATGCAATAGTTTGACTGGTTGGCTGTAAGAGATATAATAGACTATGTCGAAGATGAATGGGTTACTCAAATTCTCTCATAGTTAAAGTATGAGAATCTAAAAGTTGCATCAGCGGTTATGATATTCTCAGCGCTGTCTCCTGAGGCAAACGACAACGAGCCAACAGTTGTAGGGAACAGGTCGACCAATTTTACGCGGAAATTTGGATTGTTTTTGTTTGTATAAATTGTCAGCGTTGCATCTGAGTACACTGCTGGGCGTGTTTGTATTGCGCGAAGATTTGGTGCTGGGTTTGTACGCGCAAGATTGACATATTCTTCAAAATTTGTAGGGAACGTTGCGCCTCGAATCCAGTCATGTAACTCTGTCCATGCACGCAAGTCTTCGTCAACCAAGAACGTAATATTAAACGTGTCATAAATTGCCTTTTCTCCAGGCAAATATAACTCCACGAATGGCGTTGGCATAGGAATTTCAGTAAGAGAGATTCCTGGAAGATTTGCACTGTTACAAAAGTATGTAACACCTGGGAGTCGCGAGAACGTCACGCGAAACTTTGTGCTTTGTAGCAAATCTGTGTTAATTGGATTTCTATTTAATACAGTCATCGTTATTCCTCTGTATCAAATTATTTAGGTAATAAAAAAGGGGGAGACTTTCGTCTCCCCCCTCAGTCACATTGCCTTATTATTTTTATTAAGTTGGCAAATTATTACTGGTTGATGTTCAACACAGCAAACTTACGGTAGTAGTAGTTCTCGCCTGTTGCGATTGTACCGCTTCCTGAGCCTTGTGCGAATGGATTTGCGACCATGCCGTAGCGAGTCTTGAATCCAACCTTTGGCTGGTAGTTGTCTGGGTCGATAGCACGTACCATCTGTAGAGGAACGTATGGGCAGTAGAACAAGCCAGCGTCATATGGTGAGCTGCCCTTGTATCCGACTACGACATAGTCTGAACTTGCTACAGAATATGGATCAACATAAACCTTAATGCGTCCGAATAGCGTACCTGCGAAGGTATTGCCTGTATCGTCAACAGTTAGGTTGGTGTTGTTTGATAGTGCTGAGTTATAGTCAAGAAGACCTGTCATTGCAAGAGCTGAAGCCACATCGGTTGAAACGATGAGGAGATTGCCCTTACCACGACGTGTATCCTTCGCGATCTTGTTGCTTGCGCGTTCGATTGCGAATAGGAGGCTCTTGTACTTTTCTACCTGCCAGCGACCTGATGTATCAGTGTTGCTTGATAGGTTGAATGCTGCTGTTGCAGCTCCTAGGATGCCGACGTTTGCTGTAGCATAGACTGTACGAACAACTTCGCGGTTGATTTCTGCAAGAATTTCTGTTGACAAAATGTTTGTCAATTCTGTTTCTGCGTCTAGACCGTGAATTGCCTTGAGGTCTTGTGCAAGTTCCATTGTGTAGGATGCTTGTAGACCGCGTGTCTTTGCTGTGACAGATACGCGCTCGATTGAGAACGCCATATTTGCCATATTCTTCGTTTCGAAGTTTGCAGTTGTGTCGCCTGTACCAGTGTTTGCCATTGTCATTGCAGCAACGTTCTGGCTGAGTGATACGATTGCGTTTGCAACTGTACCATTGCCGTTTGTTCCTGCGAACACTGTGTTTGCTTCGTTGTAGAATGCTTCTGCGCCATCTGGTGCTGAGTAACGTGTGCGCATTGCGAAGATAAGTCCTGTTGGACCTGTCATTGGCTGCACGCCACAGATATCATATGCCATTAGGTTTGGAAGAGCACGACGTACCAATCCGATTAGGATTGGGTCGAAGCCTTGGATGTTGCCTGAAGATGGTGATGTTGGAGCAACGTTTACTGGTGTTGCTTCAAACAAACGACCCATATTCACTGCTTCTTCGTGTAGGGCGCGTTCTTGGTTCTCTAGAACTAGGGCAGTTACAGCACGCTTGTAGTTATCTGTAATCTTTGGGAGTTCTGGGTGATCAAGAACAGGAGCCCACTTCTTTGCATGTGTTTCATTTAGATACATGTTAGATACTCCGTTCTGTTAATATACTTCACTTTGGAAGTGTTTTTGAGATTGCTTTAACATAATTTGCCATATACGAAGGAACGTCTACTTCTGGCTGCGCTTCAGACGTCTCTGCTGCTGCCGTTACCTCACTCACGACTTTCTTATTTGGGAAGTAGTTCTCGCGAATTACTGCGAGCTTATTATTAAACTCACCTTCTGTGGTGAACTCCACGCCCTCTGCGAGCGATTTCATTTTCGCGATTTGCGTTTCGGTTAGACCTTCGCAAACCTTACGAATTGATTCATTTTTCTTGGCTTCGTTGAGTTCTTTTGAAAGAGCTGACAACTTCTCGGCAGATGCTGCAGCAGCTTCTTCTAACTCAACAACCTTTTCAGCAAGTGATTCAGCAACTTCGAGCTTCTCTTCTGGAAGGTCGATGTAGTGCTCTGCGAATAGATTCTTTAGACCATTAATAAAGTCTTCAGAAAGTTCTGCGCGGAGACCTGATTCAATTGCAACTTCGTTGTCCTTGACCCACTGCTCAACGACATAGTTTAGATACTCGTCAACTTGCTCAGCAAGTTCAACTCTAATACCTTCAACTGCTTCTTCTAGGATTTTGTCGTTGTCAGAAATGACATCTTCAACAATCTTTTCAACGCGAGACTGAACAGCTGCTTCGAAAATTGTTGTTGCTTTTGTACGGAATTCTTCGGATAGTGATTCGCCATTGAATAGAGCATCAACGTCTTCCTTCATGGAACCCTTGTGCTTGGCAACCATACCCTTCATCATTACTTTCTTGGCTTCTTCAAGATCTTCTTCTTCGTCTTCCATCTCTTCGTCATCTTTTTCAGACTTAGATTCGGCAACAACATCAGTTGACTCTGGAGCTTCTACTTCTTCCATAGCATCTGTTTTGGCTGACTTTGCGTCGCCCTTTGCTGTTGGTTCTGCTGCCTTCGATACTGAAGCAGCTGCTTTCTTTCCAACTTCTCCACCAGCTGGATCTGAAGTTGTTGCACCACCAAGGTCTTCTTCTTCGCCTGGTAGTTTTGCGGTTGGTTCTTTGCTTGCTGATCCAAGTGATGCCTTGAGGATTTCAGCAGCAGATTCTGTAAGCGACTTTGTCATTGTTTTAACTCCTAAAGAAGTAAATATATTTATAAAATTTAAAGTTTTGACACGAAGTTCGTAAAGATCTTCAATGCAACTTCATCTAATTGCTTTTGTTTGGCGCGTTTAATCTCTTCATAATAAGCGTTAATGTCAATTTCTTTGACCTTACCGTTATCCCATACCCACTCTTTACCTTCCATAATGCCTTGTACAAAAGCGCCTGGTGCGGACGGATCCGCTACGATATCTGCCGCTGTGGCTAGATAATAATCGTCTTGTACCACATTGACACCATTCACTTCTTTAAGTGAACCCATGCCACGTGACGATACACCAAGAGTAGCACCGCCTTCCATAAGGGATTTAGCGATCTTACCCATTGGTGTTTCTAAAATCTTTGCTTTACCTATAAAGACATTGTCTTCTTGCTTGAGGTTTGTGATAAGATGAGAAACGCGATCTAGATTAATGCTAGGTGAATCTGGGTGACCGAGTTCACCGAATGCGCGGTTCTTTTGAACATACTCTTCATTGTAACGTCCAACTTCGCGCGCGAGCGTTTCTGTCTTATACAAACGACCATTCTTATTCTTGGCTTCAGCCACTAGGAATGGACCTTGAATGTAAAGTGTCTTAACACCGTTTTTTTCTTCAGTGATTAACTTTACTTCTTCGATGGTTTCTGTGATTAGTTTCATTTTAACCCCAATGCCTTTCTTCGGCGTAGTGATCTTTTTCTTTTAATCATCGCACGAGCTGCTTTTGCTTTGCGTTTGATTTTTGCTTTACGCTGAGAGATTCTTCTCTTTAGTCTCTCAGAAGAAGTCATACGAACCACTTTACCACCACGAATTGTATAACCTTTAACTGCTGAAAATTTCTTTCTTCGTTGTACTGTAACTTTACCTTTTACAGTACGCACACGCGCACGAATTAATTTTGTACGACCCATGCGAACAACATTGCGCGCTTCACTGATTATTCTTTTTACTACAGACAAAACACTCATTTGCCACCAATTGTAAAGTTGACTTTACTTAATGCAAAATGTGCTGCTTTAGTAAATCTTTTTGGATCTTTTAACATCTCAGCAAACTTTTGTTGGTTTTCTGGATTTAATGCACCATGTACCATATGAATTGCTTTTGCTGCACCGTGACTAACTTTGAGTTTAGAACCGTCAGCAAACTTAAAGTGTTTTGCGTGAGATGTTACATTGTCTTGCTGAGCATATTTTGCAACTTGTTCTAGACTTTCCATTACATCTTCAACATCTTCTGACACGCCAACTAACTCTTTCTCTGGACCAGCAGAAGAATATGGAACTGTAAACGACATTCCTAACTTCTCATTTTGATATAAAGCAACACGTTTTCCGTCTGGGAAAATTCTAACACCACGACGCTTTAACACCAATATCATTGGTGGATCGTTAAATGTTGCTTCGGTAATATAATCGTCGCGAGAAATTTCGTAACCATTCATAAGATTACGACGAACAGCTGCTGTAGATTGCTGAGAACCAAGAGCTGCTGCAGCTGTAGATTGATAGTAACGATTTAGAACATCGCGTTGATTGCGTGGAAGTTTTGCTACATCACCAACTTTTGCGTGACGCACCATCGCAACTTTAAGTGCAGGCAACTCACTGGTCTTCATCAAACCAGCGCGAACAAGCTGAGCAATACGCTGTGCTTGTGTTCTATTCTGCGTTTGTTGCGACTTCTGCTGCTGGTTCGGCGTTGGCGTCTGTTGTGTTGCCATCGCTGCTTCCGTCAACTTCGATCGTAGGTTCTGTAGTTTCATCAGATGTTTCTTCTGTACCGAGTAAATTTGATGCGATTTCTACTTTCTTAATTTCTAATGCGTCTGTAACTTTAGCAGCCATTGCTTGTTGAAATGCAGCAGTGGTTGCTTCTTTGTCACCAGATAATGCTAAATTCACGAGTTCTAATGTGTCCATAACTACTCCAATTATTTAGTTAATTGTGAATTAAATGCTTGATTGAGATCCATTGCTTCAGGAGCTGGAGCTGCTGCACCAGGAACACCTGTAGACATTGGCATAGCAGGTTCTTCTGCTTGCTCTTCTTCGATTTGCTCGCCAATCTCTTCAATCTCTTCTTCGTCCATACGCAACACTTTCTTACGAATCCAATCTTTAGAGAAATATACTCCGACATATGGATCAATTTGTTGCATAATCTGTAATCTAGTTGCTAATAATTCTGCTTCTTTAAGTTCAGCAAAGTTATTATCTTTGAGGAAGTCGTAGTGAATCTTTTGTTTTAATTCATTCCACTCATCGACTGAGCAAATACCTTTAAGTGCTAATTGACGTTCCATAAGTTCATCGAACATCAATGTAAATTTGCTACGAATGCGGTCGATAAACTTCATAAACTTTAGTTCATCACGAGTAACCTCTGTTGAACGACCAAGGCTAAACCCTGTTTGTGGTTCAAGTCTAGATACAGGAACGTTTAATGACTTGTAAAGTTTTTGCTCGAAATACTTAACGTCAGCAAGCTCGCCAAGATTTTCACCAGCTGGTAGTGTAGTGATCTCTGTTGATTTGCCTTCACCGCGACGTGGAATCCAAAAGTCTTCCATCATTGACATAAACTTGCGATCGTCTTTGACTTCACCAGTTGTTGAGTCGTAAACAACCTTGTTACGGAACTTCGTCATAATATCGCGGAGATATTGCTCTGACTTAATCTTCGGCATGTTACCAACGTCAATATAGAACACACGACGTTCTGGTGCACGAGAGATACGATAGATAACAATCGCATCTTCAACCATGCGTAATTGATTGAGTGGTTTAATTGCTTTATGTAGATAACCCAAAACCATTTGACGTTTTGGATCTAATAAACCAGAGTTAACATTGACTACTGCATCAGCAGCAATCTTTACACCTGAATCTGTTGGAGAAGCAACAAATGTTTGACCCATTTCTGTTGCTTTATCATTGTAGACATAGAACTCTCTTGAGCCTGTAACAACTTCAATACCTGTACGTGGATCTTTTTTCTTATCTAGAACACGAATCTTTTTAGTTTTTCTTGGATCAAGATAAACTAGTTCGCGAATACCAAGTTTAGGTTGCTTCTCGTCAATGAGCACTTGAAAAAACAAACGACCATCAATATACCAGCGACGGAAAACATCATTGCCGCTGTTTGAAAAGTCTAGTAAACGTAGAACTTCATCAAATTCATTACGAATCATTTCTTTAATGTTATCAGGTTGTTCTAAATCGTCAAGAATAATTGTGACTGATTTACCTTTCTCGTCATGAACAATTGCTTCGTTAACAATGTCATCAATCGCAGACTCGAGTTCTGGCTGCATTGCCATCTCACGATAACGCGTGATGAGATCGTTCTCGGTTTTAAAGGAAGATTCTAGATTAAGATAAGTGCCGAAATAACCACCAGAAGTGATAGTCACTGCACCGTCGTCTGTTGTAGGTGCAGTGACCGCTGGTTGCACTTGCTCTGTTTGGTTTCCGCGGACTATCTGAAATCCGAAGAGATTAATTCCTGCCATATACTAACTCCATGATAAAGAAGTAACCAAAAGGATCAAACCACTGATTCGGCTGCAGCTTCCCACCATTGATAAGCAAACGTCACTGAGTATTCTTCGATCGAATCATTGTTGCCCCAATCGAGATCGATTGGTGCGAGGTCATTTGGGAATAGACCAACAAATTTATAAGATTTGATGATCTTACCTGTCTTGCCGTAGTGTTTGACGAACGCATCAGTGCCATAAGAAGTTGGCGTTGCGGCTGATGCAGAGCGAGTGTTGAAACGATGAGAATTAATTCCATTCATCCAGCGCTCGAAGGCATTGCGGACAACGAAATCTTCATCGTTTAGAACTGTTACTGTCCAGTCAGCAAACGTACGATTGCCAGCAAACTTTACTTCGCGACCGAAGTATTGTACTGGAACCACACCTACTGTTGATCCTGGAATTTGAGCAGTCTTACAAACGAAACGTAGTTTTCTTGCAGCATTGCCTGGGAGAGAAAAAAACGGAAAGTTCATCTCAACTTCAAACAGATTAGCGCGAGCGCCATCAAACTGCATTTGAGAACGAAATTCAGATACATTAAAAGCCATTGTATTCTCCTGACTTTATCCTATTCTATTTATTAGAAGCGTCCAACGATCTCGTCGAATGCTACGCCACTGCGAACAGCGACAAAGTTCAACTGAATGAAGTTTACGCTTCTTGCTGGTTTGATGTAGATATCGCCAATAAACTCATTGCGGTCGATAACTTCTGGCGTATTGTTTGTTTCGTCACAAACGCAACGGAAGTCATAGATACCGCGACGACCCTGGACATCGCGCAAGAATGGCTCAACGAGTGCTACGAACTGTGCTCTTGTAAACTCATCATTGAATTCGAAGAGACTTGAACGAGCAGCTGCGGAAATCGCCTTTTCTAGTACGATAAACAAGCGACGAACATTGATGCGATCAAATGCACTTGGGCGACCCTGTAGCGTCTTATCTCCGAAGAGAACAGTTCCTTCGCCTGGGAAGGCAACTACTGGGTTAACACCATCCTTGTATAGCGTATCGCGTTCTGCTTGAGTTGGATTAAATGCCAACTTGACAAGATTGCGAATCTGACCACGATTTAGACCAGCTGGTGAGAACCATGGGTCACGTTGTAGATCGGTACGAACGCAAAGACCAGCAACGTCAGCATTGAGCGGAATCCAACGATACACGTCGTTGTATTTGTCATACTGATACTTCCAACCTGAGTCCATTACACCGTAAGATGTATCGGTTAGAGCATTGCGATAATCAACAACCGAATCAGCAGAGGCTTGTGAGCCAACTACGTTTGCTTGGGCTGGCGATACGAACGCAACGCAATCCTTACGATTTGATGCAACTGTTAGATACTCATTGGCTACAGCCACTGAGTCGATTGCTGAGTTTGCTCCAACGCCACAGTCACCTGCGAAGAGTAGAGAAACATCAACCTTTTCCTTGTTATCAAACAAGTCAATTCCAGTTACGATATCGGTTTGTTTTACTGAACCATCAGCACCATTCACGAGAGAATATGTTGTGGTTGAGAATGCTGGTGAGTGGAATGTAGCACTTGCACCACTTACAGTTGCAACTGTTTGACCCCATGCGTTTGATGCACCAGAGCCAACAGCATGTCCTAGCCAGTGAATGTATTTTGAATTGCGATATAGAACTTCTTTATAGTAGATTGATGAGCCATCGTCGCCACGCGCATCAGAGGCTTTTGATAGATTTGCCCAACGTTCTAGAACTGTATTTGCTGTTCCAGAAATTAAGCCATCTTCGTCAATAACTAGAACATGTAGTTCGTCTTTAACGTTAGTTGCGCCAAGAGAAATAGCATAGTTTGATGTTCCTGGCTGACTGTCAAAGTATGCTGAATATCCGCCTGTGTTTGCTGCAGTCCATGCGGCAGCTGAAACGGTATTGGCAAGTACAACTACTTTGAGTGAGTTTCCGATTGTTCCAGGATAACGAGCAGCGAACTGTACGTTTGTATTTGAAGCAGAATATTGATTGTTAAAATATTCTTCATCATTTGGAATCGTTGCATAGTGGCTTGTGTTAGAAACTGCGTTGTTTGAGCAGTTTGCGCCAACAGTTCTGTTGAGTGCGCGAACCACACGGAGATCGTTGCCGTATGCTAGGAAGTTTGCAGCAGAGATAAATGATCCTGCAGTGTTTGAATCTGGTTCAAAGAATTTTTGAGCGAGATCTGATTCGCTAGAAACTTGAACAATTGTATTTGCTGGACCCCAGCGGAATACGCCAACCGTTGCACCAGTCGAAACACCTACAGCTGGAACGGAAGTTGTGAGATCAATTTCAGAAGTGTTAACTCCTGGAGAAACTAAAAATGCCATGGTTTTACTCCTGTCTTGGAGAAATAGAAATTCTACGGTTTATTTAGTAAATTGGGGTTTTTAACGATCAACGACCTTCCACACTGCACCATTAGAAACAAAATCAAACTCTCTGCCGTCTACATCAACATGTCCAGCCAACGGCATTGGTAGCGATTCTTCTTCAATTTGTCGCATCTGTTCCTGATATAGTCGTTCTTTTAGATTTGTATTTGTAAGGTCAGCAAAAAAGGTTTGATTTGTCATCCAAGAGAACAATACCAAACACATAACCAGATCATCATGCGAACCTTCTTCAGCCTCGAAGCTGCCACCTTTGGCAATGAATGTTGATAGTTCAGAGATTGTATCGAAATCCTCGACTAACAATTTCTGAGATTCAATGAGACCCTTCATAATAGAACAACCCAAACGTTTTACAGACTTGGTTGTTCTAATTCCACGATTAGACCTATTACCATAACCCCATGTAAGCGCAATTTTAGTTTTAATTTCCACGGTTGACAAAATATTTTCATATTCATAATCTTCAAATAAACTATCCACAACCTGCTGACCGTTGTCATTAATTTCAACCATGGCATAGGCTTGGTTATAGTAGTCGCCCAGCTTTCTTAAGATTGATGGATAAACCAATGGGCTGATGTTATTGTCTTTATAGGTTGCGACAACTTTATATGGAATAGAGCAGTCAATTACTACGCATGCTGAGTAGTCTAATCCTTTGCCGCGAGAAGTGTCAGCAACTATAACGTAATTGTGACCCTCTTGTGGCTGATTGTAAACCTTAATACCATTCTCTGAAACATGAAATGGTTTAACGAATGCAAGGGACTTGAGAGCTGCAGCTGACAGCAGAGTTCCAGCTGAACCCATAAACTCGCATTCCATTTCTTGTAAGAACTTTGCCTCACCAAGAATACGCCTTTGATCATCTGCCCATGCTTGGTCGCGACCTGGCACCTGGCGCCAGTTGGCTTCAATATGTGTGAATCCGTTTTGCCCCTCAACAGCCTCAGTCCACATTCTGTAATAGTGATTCATACCATTTGGCGTTGAAGAAATAAGAATTTTGGATTGTGTACCAGAAGAAATGGTTGGATAGACAGAGGTGAAGAACTCGTCAGCGATATTACTTGGCACGAACGCGAACTCGTCAAGATATAGTAATGAAATAGAGTAACCGCGGATCGCGCTAGAAGCCGTTGACGTTGCCATCACGCGACAGTTGTTCTCGAGTTCAATGTCACCCTTGTTCCATACACGCACACCTTGTTGAAGCCATAGTGGTAATGCTTCGTAGGCAATTTTAATACGATTTAAAATTTCGCGTGCTGTTGGTGCTTTGTTGGCTAGGATAGCAACGAATTTATCTTCATTGAATAAAATATACCACAAAATATATCCAACGACCATCGTGGTTTTACCGACCTGACGACCTGCCTTTACTATGACGCGACGATTGTCGTTAATATCTGTAACAGCTTCTTTTTGGAATGGATATAACTTAATCTGCACGAAGCCTTTGTCAAGAGTAATAATCTTAACATAATTCTCAATAAAGTAAATTGGGTCTTTAGAACATCTGATGAACTCAGTAATTTGTTCTTCAGTCATCGATTGAGCAATCCCAACTCTCTTGAGTTTAGGATTACCCAAATAATGTTTCATTCTAGTCGTTAGATTCATTCTTTAATTTCTTCAATAGATCAGCTGTAGACCCAACGAATACTGCTTTGTCGACATTAATATTTGTTGGAGCAGCATCTTTAGGCTGTAATTCTCTTTGCTGTTTTTGTAGAATCATTAATTTCTCTGTAACATCAGAGAGATTCTTGATCATGTTTGCTGCTACTTCATATGCTCTTGGGTGTTGCGATTCTTTCGCCACTTCAAGAATGCCGTCCAAAGCCTCGTTACCCCTTTCGATAAGGTTGTAATAGTTAGAACGAGAATAGTCAGCATCAGGATTAGCAACTGATCCGTCTGGTTCATGAATAGTAACACTTTTACTTTCCTCCTTTACCGCAGGAATATAATCAGTGTTAAGTATTTCGGCAAGATTTTTATCTACTTCGCTCATAAATTATGTAATGTTAGGATATTGCTCAAGTGTTTCTGTAAATCCGAAATCATCATTTGCATTAGCAGTTGATGGATTTGGCGCTACGGTTAAGTTCATAAGTTGATTGTTATTTGCAACAAACGAAGACATTGTATATGAAGTATTTGTAACAGCACCAGTGAGTTTTCTTCCAACTTCTAGTGTGCCTGCAATATCAGTTACTACGATTTGATTTGCAGTATTATTCCATGCTTCTACGAATCCGCTTGAATTTGCAGTGTATAACGTCTTACCTTCATAAACAAGTTCACCGATCTTATAATCTCCTGAACCTGATGAAAGATTAATTCTTCGTTCGTTTGTTTGTAGAACAGATGAATCGAATGTATTCGCAGTAACCTTACGAATAAGTTTTCTTGTTTCGATTGGTCCATACAAATATGCTTTGACGGTAAATGTGAGTGTCCAAATAAGCGTGCGCAATTCTTCAGGTTCGCCAACTTGTCTAGAATCTTGATAGTCTATTGATTCTAGAACAATAGGCACATCTATCTTTTCTCCAACGACATCACTAAAATTAATTGTAAGCGTATAATCTGGTGTGAAGTATGGCAAAATTTGTTCGATAATTTGTGTGCCATCTTCAGTGTTACGCACGTAGATGTTTAACTGAAATGCGTAGTTATATGGTGTCGTGTATGCAGATCTAATTGTTGTATTTGTGTTTGCGCTATATGCGCTGTTGAATATTGATTTAGTTCTAAGCGGATCATAGGTTATTGATACAAGTTCAAATGTCATTCTTGGTAGAGTGATCTGAACTTCTTTCGTTAGACCTGGATCTTGCGTGATACGCTGAAAGAATTTTTCTTTTGCCATGTATGACAATGGCACAGTGATTCTTTCGATCTCTGTTGTACCTGCTTTGTCGTAGCGAATCATTCGAAGATTGTTGAACAATGTTCCGAATGCAACAACAAGTTTGCGCGTAATTCTATGATAAAAATATTTGTCTGATAACATTATTCGTCACTCGAACCGAACGGATTCGTTTCGCTCCAATCTATGATACTATCTGATTCTGTTTCAATACGAACATTATCATCAAACGCACTCGTAGCATCTTCCTGTGTATTACCACCATCGAGTGTCCAAGATGCTCCAGTTGTGCTTCCAACAATTGCTACGTTCGTAGCAAATATACCTTTAGCGTTTCTAATGCGAAGTGTTCTGTTTGGTCTATCCCACTCAGAAACATATCCCTTTGCTGTTGCAGCGGCAAGTGAAGCACCCTGATAAACAAGTTCCATATCATCGTAACTTCCACTGCCACCTGTTTTTAGTGTATACTCAACAGAAAATGCATTGTTATCTGCGATATTATCAATTTCTTGAATACCAGTGTTAATCAACTCACCATTGTATCTAAACGTTTCAATTGTTAGTCCGTACATGTATGGTGCTTGTTTACCTAATTGGAAAAAGTTTTTTTCTTCTTCAACCTTTTTTATTTCTAATAATTTTTGTTGAACAGGAAGATAAATTAAATCTCCTTCCTTCGGTAACAATCGAATTCCTGTAGGTAATAGTCGTTCGAATGTTCTGCGCGCAACGGCAACTTTTGCTGCCTTTTGAATTTCTAAACCAAACTTCGAGAAGAACTCAGAGTTGCCTTCAAAGTCATTGAACGTTTCCAAATACATATCAATCTTAATTGCAAGATTGAAGTATTTTACTGGATCATCACCAAACAATTCATCGATTGTTGACTGTGATGTGCGCGGCAAATAATAGACATCAATTCCGTGGTTCCGAATTGACTCAATTATTAAATCTTCAACAAGAAATTGTTCTCTCGTTGCGCCTTGATTATTGAAGTAAACTGAAACAGGCATTTATCATCCAACTAGCATTTGTGGCGGAGGTTCGTATACGTCTCTTAACTTTTCATCGAGCTCTTTGAGTTCTACAACTGCCTCATCATAAATTTGTTGTCCATTTATAACCATTCCACCTGGCAATACAAAGTTGCCATATTTCTTCAGATTACTTCCCCACTGTTCCTTGAACAGTGCAGTTGTATATTCTTTTAGCCAAGAATCGTTGAAGACTTTATTATAGGTGTCTGGATCTACTATCCTAACAGCCTCGAATGCAAGATAGTCGCCCACAGCAACTCTGTTTGCCCAATCCATTTGAATCTGGATTTGATTTACTTTTTTATTATACTTAAATGGCAATTCTCCAGTTACGATCATATCGAGCATCGCAAGGTGTTCTCTTGCAATCACATAATATGTGTATGAACTGGAGAGTAGATTGTAGAAATCGTTTAGACGGATCTGATAATTGATGTCAAAGATGTTAAATCCTTGTTGACTATCAGAACTGATGCTTCCTGAACTGATCGGAAGCACACGCGAAACGCCAATTATAGAATCGGCGACCGTGATATAGTTATTTGATACGTCCCCTGCAGTAACTGCATGCGCTAGATAAATTTCTTCTGTACCATCGTAGTGGTAATCGCGAAATTTTTGTAGAGCATCGTCGATGCGATCTTCCAGCTGATCGTCATCGACGTTAATATCAATTACTGGAAATCCAAGTTTACGGAGACAGTAGTCTTTTAATTGGGATCGAGAAGTAGGGGTCGCCATTAAAATTTCCTAGAATAGTGTATTCTAAGTATTTAGGCAATGGCGTTGCCCCTATTTGTTACTGCTGTGTAACTGGTGCGGTTCCCTGTGGAGGAACTTGCTTCTGTGCCTGAGCAACAACCTTGTTTAGAAGGTCATTCACAACACGGTGTGGAAGTTCGCGGAGTGCACCTAGAACTAGATTCACTTCGTTTAGATCCAACTCAAGAGTAATTACGTTTTCAGTTTGAACATTGTCCATTATAGTTATCCTCAGTTATCAATTAAGTATTCGCGGTTTCAACAGTAGTTGGAGAAACTGGATCGCCAACCGTTGCAGGGTCAGCGAACGTGATTACTCCAATGTCACTTTTATGTATAACAGCACGTAGATGATCTTCGAGACGTTGCGTCCAAGCTGCTTGATCAAACACACCATTTACATAAGGAACATTGATTGATCTTGAAAAAACATAGCCAAGATCATTTGTAAATGTTACTACTACGGAAACTGCATTGTTTGCAATTTCTGGATTGTTATATGTAATTGCCATGGTTTAATTCCTATTAGGTATTCGCAGTGTTTGCTGTGTTAGCAGCAGGTGCCCATGGAAAATCGTTACCACTGACTTCCACAACTGCATTTTTCTTGCTGTCGATTTGTTTTTGCATTTGCTGATCGATGTGTTCTTTGTAGCCACCAACAACTTGTTCTTTTATCCAACCGAGTACTGTTTCTTCGGTTAAATTATTCCAAGCAATAAAATTTTCTGAATCCACCTTTGAGATATCAAAAGGTGTTGCACCAGAAAACGTTCCCTCTAGACCATCTTCGTCTGTTCCAGTAACCTGCCAATATGTTTGAATGATTACATTTGAAAGAGTTGAATTTGACGTTTTTTTAATGTTTGTTAATTTCCATGTGTATGTAAGCATTTTTTAAAAATCTCCCTCAGTAGTTAATTCTACAGTCCAACTTGAGCTGGTGCTGCCAGATGTTGCAGATAAACTCCATCTTGTAAATCTTGTGGTAGAACCGCTTAAACTGAATTGAATAGATGAAGCACTAGCAGTTCCACCACTAGCGGCACCAAGATCAACACTACCAAATGATCCAGAAGTTCTTGTCCATGTCCATGAGGCTGATTGTGTGCAAGTAATAATTGTTGAAACAAATGTAGCACCACTATCTTCAACCAAACCACTGGCTGGTGTAAAAGTGCCACCAGCAGAAGTTAATCTTGTTCCATAAAAGTCAGCAAAAGTAATCGTCCCCGACGAAAATGTAAATGGTCCAGCAGAGCTTGTGTAATACTGAGTTCCGCGATATGAGTTCAAATCATATCCACGACCGAACTCATTATTTATATCTAGTAAACTGATGACTCCTGAAGTCGGAAGCGGCATTTTTAATCCTCTATAGCGTTATCATAATAATCTGTTGTTCTCAAGTGATTATACGCTTGAGTGATGTGATTGTCAACTGAATTCACATCGATAAAAAACTTGCAAATATGATCCATTCCAGCAGTTCCAATACTCGCATGGTATTTATTATCTGTTGGGTTCACGCCAATAAACCCAAGAGGTGCAGCGTTGTTGGCTCTTGCGGCAGCATCTTTCCAAACAGTAACAGCAATTTTACCGATATATCCTGCCTTCCAATAAACCTCTGGACCACGCGCTCCTGCTGTTAAACCGTCTGGTCGCGATGAGTCTGGTGGTGGTGGGATATCTGCTATGCGTTTTTCAACATCCACAGAAGTAACAACGTGATATGCATTTGCCACAACCACACCAGTTCCTGGAAGTTCATAATCTCTAATCAATGCCATTATTTGTTCTCCAATTTAGCCAACAGACTATTTATTGTTTCCTGCATGGCATTCATTTTTTTGTTTTGTTCTTTGATTGCTTCGATCAAGAGACCTGTAATGTTTCCGTATGAGACACCAAATTCATCAACATCTTCTGCATAGGTAACTACCTCTGGGAGAACCTCGTTAATCTCTTGCGCAATTACACCGACTTGACGTTTTTTGGTTTCGTCATCAATCCTATTGTAATATACGCCGCGAAGATTGTCAACTTTATTCAACGCATTATCAATTGTAACAACATTTTCTTTCTTGCGTGCATCGGAATATGCAACGATATTACCTGTTGAATAGATAGCACCTGTAGCATAAATTATGTAAGAACCTGATGTTGTGGACGAACCGAATCCCCATGAATTATTACCATAACTATAGTATGATGCCCATCTACCTGCAGATTCATAATACATGCCGCCATTTCCGCTACCATCTAACATTAAATGCGGCGTGCCACCACCATCAAAAAAATGTATTCCTCTCCAACCGTTTCTAGAACCTTGGATCTGCCATGAACCATAAGATGAACCAGTATTTGGCGTGAAGTGAGCACCATTAGTATCAGAATAAAATCCTGTTGTATTAGTGTACATCCAATAATATTTGTAAAGGTAGTTTGAAGAACCATTTACTTGGAACACTAGTGTACCAAGATCATAATCTGTAAAGAAACGCATACCTTGATAACTTGGATTTGCGCCAAATGACAACCCTGTATGGAAACCTATACAGAGGTCTGGGTACGGATGCGTCCAAGCTCCAGCTTCTTGGTAAATGTTATAAGAAGGAGAACCGCGAGATGAACTTGCACCACTAGAAGTTGGAAAATCAATTACGTTCTGAAGAAAAATTGAATATAATCTAGATGTTGATGCTGGATCTGTGTAATATGCAGTGTTGCCGCTGTCGTAGAAAATTGGTGCGCGATAATCTGCTGATGCAGTAGCACTACCGCTTTGATTTACAGACCAAACATTACTACCACCACTATTTCTAAAAATAAGCAAATCTGCGCCTTGAATATACCAGTGATTAGCATGATATTGAATCTTTCCTGAAAAATCTCCAGTCCAGGAACTAGAATCAGATCTCCAATCACCAACAGTTCTTAGTGATGTTGTGCTAGCTGGATCAAGATAGTAACCAGTGTTGTTGTAGTCGTAGAATATTGGCGCGCGCATGTCCGTGACAGCACGCATACTTGCGTCAAGGGAAGCATAAAAATTTCCGTTGACGATACACATCAAGCCATGGCTTGATAGATTTCCAGCAGGACCACCAGCACTTGGGTATGACCACCATAATCCATAGGCGCCAGAAAGACTTGTACCATCGGCATTACCTTTGTATGAATCGCCCATTGCATACACGCATTGGTACCGCGTTGATGCATATAGCCCTACAACACCATGACCGTAATTTTGGTTAAAATAGTGCCAGCCATTTTGTTGTGATGTAGCCCAATAAGAAGTGCCATTCCCATCAAAATAATACCCAGTGTTGTTACTATCATAAAATATTGGTGCCCTGAATGAGTTGGCTTCTTCACTATAGGTTGCATATTTTATAAATTCATTACCAGTCGAACCGCCTCCGTATATTCGTGTAATTCCACTGTTACTATTATTATAACCGATATACATCCCATCACTGCCACCACTTCTAATAACACGCATATCTGCATATACGTCAGCACTTCTAGTATTAAAACCAGAGTTAATAGTCAAACTACCCAAAACTGAAGTGCTTGCTGCATCAATATAATATCCAGTGTTATTGCTATCATAAAATATTGGAGAGCGAATTGAACCACTATAAACATATCCTCCGTCACTTGCACCTTGTGCCATTAGCGTTAGCGGATGATTAGAATATGTGCCAACTTTACCTACACCCTGACCAGTGTGAGAATACATTGTAGTAATAATGCCGTCACTATTGCTAACAACATCTAACCTTGCATGAGCAGAACCAACTAGATTTAAACGAGCACTCCAACTACCATCATTTGTAGAACTTACGTTTCCAGCAAAAATATGTAATAATCGAGAACCACTATCTGGATCAACATAAAAACTGGTATTTGCGCTATCATAAAATATTGGTGCGCGAATATCTGTATTGTTTGTTGTTGATGCATCACTTCTTAAAAATTGACTTGAATTCAATCCATCCAACAAATCAGCATCAAGACCAGAACCTGAGCCGTCATTAACTGAGTCCCAAATTGTTCTCCAAGCACTCCAAGAGCTGTTATATCCTCTAACAAATGTCGCACCAGTTACGAAATCTGATACCAATTGACCAACAACGTTGCTTTCATTACCGTATTGGATTAATGAATAATATCTGTTGCTGTCTGGAGAAGAAGTGACGCCATTATTTACTCGATACATGCCGTTTCTTCTACCATTATCATTTATTTGGGTGTTGTTAGTAATTTCTGATCCTCTTTGAGAAACAGCAAAACCACCCTCATGATAACCATCTAACAAGTCAGCATCTAGCCCAGAACCAGATCCGTCGTTAGCAGATGTCCACATCAAATTGCCATTAGCATACAATGTGTTTACGTTAAAATAAAAATTGCCTCTATCAGTATAAATGTGCCCATAACTGCTGTTTGCAGGACCAAGTTGAATCCAACCATATGGAGTTGTATTTCTTAACCCCCAGTCACCCATTGCAACTGTGTATCCTGATGACAAAGTGTATGTTCCGCTTTGTTGCACAAATCCAGAGCTGTTAACACCATCAAGGGTGTCTGCGTCTAGCCCAGAACCAGAACCATCGTTAGCAGATGTCCAAATGTCATACCAAGAATTCCATGTGGTATCAATACCTTTTCTAATTCTCAATTGTGGAGTGCCGCCACCGTTTGCCGCAGTAGAGCCAAATGCTAATTGATAAGATGCATCACCAGTAGATCCTGTTGTTCCATCCCATGGGTGATAACTTAATACACCAGCGTAATTTCCTCCAGTGCCTGTATAACTTGCACCTGCAAAATGAAATCTAAACGCTCGCGTTGCACTATTTGGATAATAAGGAGAATCACTAGGATTTCTATTGGTATCATTGTGAGTAAACCAATAATCTCCAGTATTTAAATTACTAGATAAAGTTCCGCTAAACGTACCAGTTGCACCTTGTGCACCTATTGCTCCCTGTGCTCCGACTGCACCTTGTGCACCCACTGATCCTTGAGCACCAGCAGCACCTTGCGCACCTACAGAACCTTGTGCTCCTGTTGCACCCTGTGCACCTTGCGCTCCCTGTGCTCCAACTGCACCCTGCGCACCAACAGCACCTTGTGCTCCGACGGCACCCTGCGCTCCGACGGAACCTTGTGCACCAACAGCTCCTTGAGCACCAACTGCGCCTTGCACACCTTGAAATCCTTGAGCGCCTTGAGCACCTACTGCTCCCTGAGCACCAACAGTACCCTGTGCTCCGACGGCACCTTGAGCACCTACTGCTCCTTGTGCACCAACAGTTCCTTGCACACCTTGTGCACCTTGAGCGCCGACAGCACCCTGCGCACCAATTGTTCCTTGTGCTCCTACTGTTCCTTGTACACCCTGGAATCCTTGAGCACCTTGTATGCCTTGAGCACCTTGAATACCTTGAGATCCTTGAGCACCAACATCGCCCTGCTGACCTTGTGCGCCTTGTATGCCTTGTGCGCCCTGTGCTCCAATTTCGCCTTGTCGTCCTTGGAATCCTTGTGAACCTTGCGCTCCGATTTCACCTTGTACACCTTGGAATCCTTGTGCACCCTGCACACCTTGGAAACCTTGCGCGCCCTGCACGCCTTGCGAACCTTGTATGCCTTGCGAACCCTGGACTCCTTGCGCACCTTGTGCACCAGCATCACCTTTATCACCAGTTCGAACAAAAGTAATAATTACATTGCTTGAATTTGGCAACGATGTTACACCAGAAACATGTGCTGTTGGAACACTAAAATATCCACTATTATGAGTATGTGTTCCAGTTACATTGAAAAATGCAAACTGTAGAATGTTTGCAGTGTTGGCTAACTTATATGTGCCTTTTATTGATGAAGTTGAATCATCAATTGTTTGAAGATAATTGAAAACATTCATTGCACTTACATCAGTGTCATTAATAAAAAGAGTTGTGACGCCTGTAAATGTGACACTGTCAAATTTAAGATTACCTGTTCCTGGGTTTGTGCTTGCTGTATCTGTTAGATAAATGAAGTCAAAACTTGCACCACCGAACGAACCAGTTTCTCCTTGTACACCTTGATAACCTTGCGATCCTTGTGCTCCCTGGAATCCTTGAGCACCTTGTGCGCCTTGTTGACCTTGCGATCCTTGAATTCCTTGTGATCCCTGCGCGCCAATTATACCTTGATGACCCTGAGAGCCTTGAGCACCAGCATCACCCTGCACACCCTGAGCACCGACATCTCCCTGTACACCTTGTGCGCCTTGAACACCTTGGAAACCTTGGTGTCCCTGCGAACCTTGAGCACCGATCTCACCTTGAACTCCCTGAGCACCTTGAGCACCGATCTCACCTTGCTGTCCCTGTGAACCCTGTACACCTTGATGACCCTGAGATCCTTGTACACCTTGGAATCCTTGTGCTCCCTGTGATCCAATCTCACCTTGAACTCCTTGTGAACCCTGTACACCTTGATGACCTTGTGACCCCTGAAAACCTTGAGCACCGATGAGTGTTGGATTTGAAGCATTGACAGAAAATGCAATATTTGCAAAAGAACCAGAAGAAGAAACCGCAACGTTAATCGTGCTAGTGTTATTAAAGTTTAAACTCGCATTAGCGATAGACAGAGAATTATTTGCATAAACTGCTACGGTATTCGCAGCATTGTTTGCTTTATTATACGCATCAGTTGCGCTGCCTGTTGATGTATTTGCTTGTGTATAAGCATCATTCGCCTGATCGTACGCATTGTTGGCTTGCTCATGTGCAGCAACAATTCGAGTTTCTAAATTTTGGACTTGATAAATTCTTGGATTAGACATGTTTTATCTCAGTTTATCAATCGTAGGTGTGATGGAGTTGGTAATCCAATATCTGTAAAAAAGTTTTCAGTGTAAATATCAAAGGCAATTCCAATTCTTAAATTTCCTTGATATGGCAATGTTTCGTGTTCTACAATGCAACAGAAAAAATGCATATCTCCAGCTTCATTTTTAATTGGAGTTTTTTCTTTTAAATAATAAATTGTTTCTGATTCTTGATCGCCATACAAAAACAAATTTCCGCAGATTGTCTTAAACACATTTTTCTTAAAGGAATCGTTCTCAATAACTGGGGTTGCATGATGCATATGTTTTTTAATCTGTTCTCCGTTGCGAAAAACATTAGCCCACATTTTTACCAAAAATTTATCACCGCCTATAATATGACGAGCATTTTGAATAATCTTTTCCTTTACAGGATTTAGATCATCATTTAGATAATCTAGTAAGTTGTAATACTGATGACGAGTTGTGATGCTGTTTTCTGGTGCTTCTTTATAATTAGAAACTCCCAAATTTAAAATTATTTGTTCCAGGTCAACAATTTTATTTTTTAAAATGTTACATGTTGATAAATCAAGTTTATCTTTGCCCAACATATGAGCCTTAAAAGTTACAATTTTTTCATTATAATTATTCATCGGTTATCCTTTTTATTAATCCCATTAATAATTGTTTTACTTCATCAATTTCTTTTTGTTGCTCTTTGATGGCTTCGATCAAAAGACCAACCATGTTGCCATAAGCAACATTTTTAATTCCTTTGTTATCTTCATCTACCACTTCTGGTAACACCTTCTCAACCTCTTGTGCAATTACTCCAGTGTAGCGTTTCGTTTTGTCTTCAAAGTCGTTTCTTGTATATGTAACACCACGAATTTGCTTTATCTTATCTATAGCATTTTTAATTTCGCAAATATTTTCTTTTAATTTAATATCAGAATAAGCAGTAATGTTTGATGCAGCAGTTATTGTACCGCCAAATAAAGCATTGTTGTTTGTTAAATTTAACTCCATTGGCCAATAACTGCCAACCTGAGTCCAAGTCTCGCTATCATTACCGCCACGAAGAACGTAAAATATATTACTGTTCACGTGAACCATTGCACTATTATGGTCTGTGTCGCGGAAATAAACAGTCGGAGAACCGCCTCTTAGGACAAAATAATTTGCTTCCCAACGAGAGTTTGTATCATTATAATTATAGAATATTGGCGTGCGAATGTCGCTGTAGTGATACAAATAATCAGAATTGATTACAGCCCAGTCTGAAGAAGAAGTGTTTCTAAAGTAATAACCACTAAAATCTCCATACCAACCACCACCTGTATTAAACATATAGGTGTTGCCGAATATGTCGTCTGGTCGATATCCTGCGTTTTGTGCTGAATTGAATATACCACCAGCAGTGTTATCATTAAATTTTATAATGTTTCCATAAATGTTAATATCACCATTAATAAACATAGATCCGTCTTGGTATAACGACCCATCATGCATTCTGGTTTTGTTAGCATATGTTTCAACAGTCGATGTTGGTGTGTATGTGCCGTGACTTGTTACTATGTTTCCACCAGAAGGGTTTCCTTCTAATAACGAGAATTCTCCAACAATATTAAGAATATTATATTGAGTCGCACCACGGAGCCAAACGATCAATTGACTTGTTTGAAATTCTTGATACCATTTTGCAATTCCATTGAAAGTTCCTTTCTGGTGATCCATTGCAACGTAATCACTACCGAATCCCCAGCCACTTGATGTAAGTTCGAATTTAGCATGCATATTACTAAATCCAATTCCTGAATAACCAGGATCATCATAACCACCACGTTCAATTATGAATGAACTGTATTGATAAGAAGTAGAACCGCCTGCAATACTAATTCTAACTGGGTAATATGTTGAAGCATTACCGCCAACATTAAAGGTAGTTCTTGTTCCATCCATTAAATGCGCGCCATACATCGCATTAAATGTCACTGTGTTATTTGTGCCCAGACCAAGTTGGCTAATAACATGCGCTGGAGTGGATTTACGGCAATAATTGTCTGAACCGCTATTGGTCCAAAACGCAGCAATAGATGGATTTTCGCTGTTGCTACTAGATTGATTAAAATGCACACCAAAGAAATATCGTCCAGTTATATCACCACCACTATCTCTTGCAACAATTGTGCTTGCTGTTGCTGCTGTGGTTTGATTCAATCCATCCAATAAGTCAGCATCTAATCCAGATCCTGAGCCATCGTTACCAGCGTGCCATACAGTGCTGCCGCTAACCTGTAACCCTAAATCAAAATGGAAAACGGACCCATTATATCTTAAATTGTTGCTGGTGTATCCTGCTCTATGAAAATTGAGAACAATATTTCCCGCATCACCATTTTCTAGGGAAAACGTATGATTTCCGTCTTCCCAGCTACCACTAATTGATCCGATATTTCTATAAACTTGAAATCCAGAATTTACTGAATTATATACATCGTTTCTAGCGAAAGATCCAGAACTAATACCATCAACAGTATCAGCATCAAGACCAGAGCCAGATCCGTCGTTTCCTGCGTGCCAAGCAACGCTTCCAGCAATTTTAAACCCACCGCCTGAGACGTTGATATTTCCAGAATCACCATTAGGAGCAAAATCCATAATAGTGCTTGCAGTACGAATTCTTAAACCGTAATATCCAGCAAACTGCGGAACTGCTGTTGCGCCAAATGTTAAATCTGTTGCGCCAAGACCGTACCAAGGAGCGCCATTAATTAAATCTGAAAGATTAGAAGAAGAAATGCCAATTTTTGGAGAATAAATGCCAGAATTTGCATTTAACACTCCAGACATCGTGCCGCCAGCTAATGGTAGATAAGAACTCAAACTTGATGCGGTAGCGAAATAAGAACTGTTTTGACCATCTAACAAATCAGCATCAAGACCAGAACCAGATCCGTCGTTGTTTGAATGCCAAAATAAATTCCAGCCTGTTGTTCCACTACCATTTGTTTTTCTGCCATAAAAATTTTGATCAAAAAAACTACCAGCAATTTGCATAGAATAGTAATTGCTATCATTGCTATGTGTGCAAGCAAGCATATGCTGCCAGCTATTAGTTGTAGTTGGCCAACCTTCTCCTGTAGTAGCCGTATCATGTTCATAAAATCCGCTGTCACTTCTTGTAGTAATATCCGCTTTGTTTACAGCATCTGCTGAAAATGTGGCAGTAGTTGGTCCAGTTGCACCTTGCACACCCTGTGCTCCTTGAGTTCCTTGAACGCCAACAGCACCCTGCACACCTTGAGCACCTTGTGCACCCACTGCGCCTTGAGCGCCAACTGTTCCCTGTGCTCCGACTGCGCCTTGAGCACCTACTGCACCCTGCGCGCCAGTAGCACCCTGCGCTCCGACAGCACCCTGCACACCCTGCGCACCTTGAGCACCAACAGCACCCTGCACACCTTGCGCCCCCTGTGCACCTACAGCACCCTGTGCTCCAACAGCACCTTGATGTCCCTGTGCACCTTGTGCTCCTACTGCACCTTGAACACCCTGCGCACCTTGAGCACCAATTGATCCTTGTGCGCCAATAGCACCCTGTTGACCTTGATGACCCTGCGATCCTTGAATTCCTTGCGCACCTTGCACACCCTGTGATCCTTGTGCGCCGACAGAACCTTGTACACCTTGATGACCTTGTGATCCTTGAACACCTTGGAATCCTTGAAATCCGCGATCGCCTTTGTCACCAGTGCGAACAAATGTCATAATAACATTGGTGCTGTTTGGGAATGACGTTTCACCTGTAGTGTGTGCAGTTGGAACAGTAAAATACCCACCGCTGTGAGTGTGTAATCCAGTGATGTTAAAAAATGCAAATTGCAATATATTTGCAGTATTTGCGAGTTTATATGTTCCTTTGATTGACGATGTTGAATCATCAATCGTTTGTAAATAGTTAAAGACGTTTATAGTATTAACGTCAGTATCATTAATGTATAAAGTTGTAACACTTGTAAATGTTGCACTATCAAATTTAACATTGCCAGTGCCAGGATTTGAACTGTCTGTGTTTGTTAGATAGATGTAGTCAAACGTTGCGCCACCAAAAGATCCTGTTTGACCTTGCGATCCTTGTCGACCTTGTGATCCTTGTACACCTTGAGAGCCTTGTATTCCTTGTGCACCCTGTACACCTTGAGCACCTTGAATTCCCTGATGACCTTGAGAACCTTGCGCACCAATCTCACCTTGTACACCTTGGAATCCCTGCGTTCCTTGAACACCTTGATAACCTTGTGATCCCTGTACACCCTGATGACCTTGTGAACCTTGCGCACCGACATTTCCCTGTGCTCCTACGTCACCTTGCACACCTTGGAATCCCTGTGATCCTTGTATTCCTTGCGAACCTTGTGCTCCTACTGCGCCTTGAACACCTTGAAAACCTTGAGATCCTTGCACGCCTTGATGTCCCTGTGCACCTTGTACACCTTGGGCTCCAATCTCACCTTGAACACCGACTTCACCTTGAAATCCTTGCGCTCCTTGATGACCTTGAGCACCTTGAACACCAACTTCACCTTGTCGACCTTGTGATCCTTGTACACCCTGTGCTCCTTGCACACCTTGAGCACCTTGAACACCGACTGCGCCCTGAACTCCCTGATGACCTTGTGGACCTTGTGCTCCTGCTACACCTTGATAACCTATCAATGATGGATCAGAATTGTTTACAGAGAATTCAACATTCGCAGCAGAACCACTTGCTGTTACATGTACATTAATCGTGCTAGTGTTATTAAAATTAACATTCGCATTCGCAATGATTAAACTATTATTTGCATAAACAGCAACAGTGTTTGCTGCTGTGTTGCTAGAAGAAGATGATGAATTCGCTGCGGCATACGCAGCATTGGCTTGGTCGTAAGCAACATCAAGTGTATTTGCAAGTTGCTGGACCTGCGCAATTCGAATTTGTGGTTCTAATTCAGACATCTATCTAAATTCTCGTTTTAATTAGGTTGAGTTGGAAAAAATGTTTCTACAACCCCATTATTCAAAATATCTAAGTTATTTGTTATATCTCTTAGTTGTTGTCTATATGCAGCCCACTCTGCTTTTTTCTCAGCTGTGAGCGGAGCGTCAAGTGTTTGAGTCCAATCAGAAGCAAATAATAATCCATTGCGTTTTTCGCGGATAAATTGAATCTTTTCATTACGAATCATTTCTTGAATTTGTTCTGAAGTTAAATTTGCGATATGCTCTGGTGGTTCTACATCAATTGTTGGATAATTTTCAATGTCTGTGCGAATATATTCGATCGCACCATCTTCTTTTTCAATTCGAATAAAATCAGACATTAGTAGTAATTCCCAGAAATATTATTTTCAGCGAAAGCGGTAACAGAAAAAATAGTTTGTCCAAAATGCGCATTTAAAAAAAGATTAATTTTCCCTTCGCTGTAACCAGTTGATTTACTATCAAATTTAAAACAAGTTCCATAACTATTCGCAGCAGTTGCTCTATAAACACTTGTTAAAATTGTTAATCCAGCAGCATTAGATGTTGTTGAAACCATGTTTGAGGCGTAATTATTTAATATTAACGTGTTTTCATATGGATATCCACCCCAAAAACCAAAACAATTTCCACGATTATACAAATATCCCCAATACCAAGCGGAACCCATAGTATTGTTGCCCATATTTGTACGAATATCTAGATATTGATTACCTGCGCGAAGAGTAAACTCACCAACATAACTCCATGGCATGCCAGTTAAAGGTTTGTTTGCATTAGCATCACTATCGGTTGTATTTTTAAAATAAATTGGCATTATTCAACCTCTTTCAACATAAACTTGAATTTCTTACCGTTGCGTCTATTTATCAGATACAAATCGTTCTCGCCTTCTTGAATTGTCCACTCACCCCAAGTTCCGTCAACATCATTTTGTGAATCGCGATTTGAAAGGTTCAAGTCAGCGGTGTAGATGTTTGCCCATCTGTAATCTGTTGCTCCAAGATTATAAGTATTATCAGTTGCAGGTCTGAAATGACCATCGCTAGTAAATCGTGCTCGCTCAGATGTTCCATCTCCATCAATAAATGCAAGACCATCGCTGCCGTTTAGTGTTTTGATATAAAAACGCCCTGTACCGTTTTCATATAAACCAAATCCAACTGCACCACTTGTTGCATTGATGTGTGAAACATAACCTGTTCCAGATACCACGAGTCCGCCATAAGATGATGGATTCGTTGTTCCGATTCCGAAATTGCCGCTACTGTCAATTACCGCTCTCGGCGTTGAGCCAGAAGAAAGAAATCTTATGGTTCCACTACTATCATCTATCTGATAACCTAATGTTCCAGATCTGGCAAATTGAATTGATGCACCACTAGATTTATCAAGATACAGATTATATCCACTAGAAGTGGTAACATGTAATGCTCCTTGTGGATTTGTGTTTGCAATACCAACTTTCCATCCATTAGATGGATTAATTATTGTTCTCGGACTGCCACCACCAGCATCTGCATAAACTCCAAATACTTCACTTTCGGTGCCGCTGTTAATTTTAACACCGATTTGAAGTGCATGAGTCGAATCGTATAAACCTCTTAAAAATGCTGCATAATTTGCATCCGTTGCAAGTCCACGAGATTCAATACTACCAGCCACCGTAAGTGATTCTGCAGGACTTAAAGTTCCAATACCAACACCACCAGCAGCTGCTAATGTTAAAACAGATTTATCTAAATCTTTACTATAAAAATTTAAATCATCTGGATTTGCTCTTTTATAAATTTGCCATTTTTGAACACCATTTTCATACAACCAAATACCTACTTCATTACCACTACCACCATCTATTCTTAGTATTGCACTAGATGCAGACCGTATATGCAATAAGTCACCAGGACTCGTTGTTCCAATGCCGACATTAGTTCCATTATCATAAACAACACTATTTCCGAGTGTTGTTGACCCAGTAAATTTCGCAAGATATCCAGAAGTTCCGCCAGGATTTACACCAGTAGCACCTTGTACACCTTGGTGTCCTTGTGCACCCTGTACACCCTGATGACCTTGAGAACCTTGAGCACCCTGCACTCCTTGGTGTCCCTGCGCTCCTTGAACTCCTTGGTGTCCCTGCGCTCCTTGAACTCCTTGGAATCCTTGTGCACCTTGTGCTCCAACTTCACCCTGATAACCCTGCGAACCTTGTCGACCTTGTGCTCCTTGTGCACCTGCGTCTCCTTGAGCACCAACAGCACCTTGTACACCCTGAGATCCTTGAGCACCGATCTCGCCTTGAACACCTTGATGTCCCTGTGAACCTTGGACTCCTTGGAATCCTTGAGCGCCTTGCACGCCTTGTGAACCTTGTGCGCCAGTATCACCTTTGTCACCTGTACGAACAAACGTGATAATAATATTTGCAGTATTTGTTAAACTTGTAACACCGACAGTGCGCGCAACTGGAACAGACAAATAATTGACTAACTCAGCATGTAAACCATTAATGTTAAAGAATGCGAATTCATTTACGTTCGCAGTGTTAGCAACTTTAAATGTGCCTTTGATTGACGATGTTGAATCATCAATCGTTTGTAAATAATTGAATACATTAGCACCATTGTCATCAATGTGATCAATGAATAATCTTGTTGCTGTTGAGAAATCTGTGCTATCAAATTTAAGATTTGCTGCACCTGGATCAGTATTCGCAGTATTTGTTAAGTAGACATATTCAAACGTTGCACCACCGAAGGATCCTGTTTCACCTTGTACACCCTGGAATCCTTGAGATCCTTGCACACCTTGATGCCCCTGAGAACCTTGTGCTCCTTGCGCGCCCACTTCACCTTGTTGTCCCTGCGATCCTTGTACACCTTGATGCCCCTGATAGCCTTGAGATCCCTGTGCTCCAGTGTCACCTTGAACTCCTTGGAATCCTTGAGCGCCTTGTACACCTTGAAAACCTTGACGACCTTGAGACCCTTGAGCACCAACATCACCTTGAAAACCTTGTGCACCCTGTGCTCCGATTTCTCCTTGTACACCTTGTGCACCCTGCACTCCTTGAGATCCTTGAGCACCAACAGAACCTTGAGCACCGATAGCACCTTGTACACCTTGTGATCCTTGAGCGCCAACAGAACCTTGAGCACCTATGTCACCTTGATGCCCTTGAAATCCTTGAGCACCTTGATAACCTTGTGCTCCTTGTGCACCTTGTGCTCCGACTTCACCTTGTACACCTTGAGAACCTTGTGATCCAACATTACCTTGAAATCCTTGTGATCCTTGTATACCTTGAGACCCTTGAGCACCAACAGCACCTTGATGTCCTTGTGCTCCTTGAAATCCTTGATGACCCTGAGCACCCTGTACACCTTGATAACCTTGCGCACCTTGTGGACCAAACACGTTACCCACATCAACGAAATAAGAGAACACAAGATTATCACCAATCTCAGTGTTTGCTGCAAGTGTTACTGTATTTCCTGCAACTGTGAAGTGTAAATTTGGTGAAAGAATCAAACCATTTTTAGAAACAGTCAAACGATTGATGCCATTGACTGACTCAGATAACATGTAAACATTTGTTTGCGCGACAGCAGTTGTTGTATTAACACGAATATCAGTATTTCCGCTTGCACCAGCACTACCTTGGAATCCTTGGGCACCTTGTGCGCCATTAGAACCAGCAGCACCTTGAGCACCTACTGCTCCTTGTGGACCAGCAACACCAGCATCACCTTGCGCACCTTGCGCACCAATGACACCTTGAAATCCTTGTGCTCCTTGGAATCCTTGTGAACCTTGAGCACCAAATGCACCTTGTTGACCTTGAGCACCTTGTTGACCGACAGCACCTTGTATGCCTTGAAATCCCTGTGCTCCTTGTGCACCGATTGCGCCTTGAGCACCTGCGACACCTTGATAACCCTGCGCACCTTGTGGTCCAACTGCATCAACAAATGCATTGAATGTTACACCATCATCAGACCAACCCCACTTATCAGTTGCTTCATTCCATCGAATATATGTGTTTGGGCTAGATCCACGATTGATTATAATTCCAGCATTAGTGCTCGGAATTCCTTGAACACCACTGTTTAGAACAATCTCATTGTCTTCAACAACAAGAGTTTCAGTATTAAGTGTTGTGGTGTTGCCAGAGATAATAAGATTACCAGTAACCGCAAGATCACCAGTAATTGTGCCACCAACCAATGGGAGTTTTGTATTCGCTGCATTAAACGCAGCGTTGGCTTGATCATATGCAGCACTTGGTGCAACACCTAAATTCGTGCGTGCGTCGGCTGCGTTATTCGCGCCAGTACCACCCATGAATATTGAAACTTTTTGCACCATTCTTTTACTCGATTAATGTTTATTATTTATCAATGACTTTAATTCTTCAATTTGTTTTTGCTGCTCTTTGATTGCTTCGATTAATAATGGAACAAGTTTTTCGTAATTAACAGTCAGATAATTTTTACCTGACTTAGATGGGTTAGGATCTTTATCGCCATTTTTATCAAATGGTGCATGCTCTACAACTTCAGGTAATACTGCTTGAACTTCTTGAGCGATTACACCAACATCAATTCCAGTTGTAGGATAAAAGTCCCACTTATTACATTCTTCAAGATCCCAATTAAACGTGACGCCATTAATAGACAATAGTTTTTGCAGCGCATTGTCAATATTTTTAATATTCTTTTTAATTCTAACATCTGAAGAATATGCAGTAATGTTTCCAGTAACACTTAATGCACCAGTTCTACTCAAAGATGCTCTTTGTGTTACTGTTGTTCC